TTGCGAATTGGGTTGCCGGCTGAACCGAAATCAGTGTACATGCACCCCAAAAACAAGTGGCAAAAAATAGAGTACCCAAAAGAGTTAAGTAGATTAAAAAATATATTTGACTGGAAAAGCTATCCAGAAGAACAAAAAGAACAGTGGTTTGATTATATAGACGAAGAATTTAAGCGTAGAGAAGAAGGTTTTTGGTTTATGAATAACAATCAACCTACTTACATAACAGGCACGCATTACATGTATTTGCAATGGAGTAAAATAGACATAGGTGCCCCTGATTTTAGAGAAGCAAATAGATTGTTTTATATATTTTGGGAGGCATGCAAAGCAGATAAAAGATGTTACGGTATGTGCTATCTGAAGAATAGAAGATCTGGGTTTTCCTTTATGTCATCAGCAGAGACAGTTAATTTAGCAACTATATCTAGTGATAGTAGATATGGTATACTTTCTAAAACTGGTGCTGATGCTAAAAAAATGTTTACAGATAAGGTTGTACCCATTAGTATAAACTACCCTTTTTTCTTTAAACCAATACAAGATGGTATGGATAGACCAAAATCAGAGCTTGCATATAGAGTACCAGCTAGTAAGTTTACAAGAAAAAAAATAACAGCTAACGAGCAACTAGAAGATATACAAGGCTTAGATACAACTATTGATTGGAAAAACACAGGTGATAATAGTTATGATGGTGAAAAGTTAAATTTGTTAGTACACGATGAAAGTGGTAAGTGGGAGAGACCTGATAATATATTAAATAACTGGCGAGTAACTAAAACTTGTTTAAGATTAGGTAGTAGAATAGTTGGTAAATGTATGATGGGGTCAACTTCCAATGCCCTAGATAAAGGTGGAGATAACTTCAAAAAATTATATAATGCAAGTGATGTCACTAAACGAAATAGAAATGGTCAGACAAAATCTGGTTTATACTCTTTGTTTATCCCAATGGAATGGAACTATGAAGGATTTATTGACGAGTACGGAGTTCCAGTATTCACTACTCCTGACAGCGATGTGCTCGCCCCAGATGGTGAATTAATAGATATAGGCGTAATAGATAGTTGGCAAAATGAAGTTGATGGTTTAAAAGATGACCAGGATGCTTTAAACGAGTTTTACCGTCAATTTCCTAGAACTGAAGAACATGCGTTTAGAGATGAAACAAAAAATAGTATATTTAACTTAGTTAAAATATATGAACAGATAGATTATAACGAAGAAATGTCTAGGACCCTTGGAATTACAACGGGTAATTTTCAGTGGGTTAATGGCGTAAAAGATTCACAAGTGATATTTTATCCAGACCCAAAAGGTAGGTTTAAAGTTAGTTGGGTGCCATCTCAACAATTACAAAATAGAGTAATACTTAAAAATGGCATAAAATATCCTGGTAACGAGCACATGGGGGCGTTTGGTTGTGATTCATATGATATATCAGGAACTGTTGACGGCGGTGGTTCTAAAGGAGCTTTGCATGGTTTAACAAAATTTAGCATGGAAGACGCTCCAGCAAATAGTTTTTTCTTAGAATATTTGTCAAGACCACCAACAGCTGAAATGTTTTTTGAAGACGTATTAATGGCACTAGTATTTTATAGTATGCCAATACTTGCCGAAAACAATAAACCTAGATTATTGTATTATTTAAGACGTAGAGGTTATAGAGGGTTTAGTATGAATAGACCTGATAAAGTTTGGAACAAATTATCTGTGGCAGAAAAAGAAGTAGGAGGTATACCAAACTCAAGTGAAGATATTAAACAAGCGCACGCGGCAGCGATAGAAATGTATATACAAGATCACGTAGGTATAAAGCAAGATGGAACATTTGGTAACTTATATTTTAATGACTTACTAAATGATTGGAGTAGATTTGATATTACAAAAAGAACTAAATTTGACGCAACAATAAGTAGTGGTTTGGCTATAATGGCAAATAATAGACATTTATATGCGCCAAACGCAAAGGTTGAAAAACCAAAACTAAATATAAATATATCCAAGTATACTAATACTGGAACTAATTCAAGAATAATTAAGCAATAAATATGGCAGAGTCTGGCATTAAAAATTATTTTCCTAGTCAAACCGTAAGTGACGCTGAAAAGCTTAGCTATGATTATGGTTTAAAAGTAGGTAAAGCGATAGAAACAGAGTGGTTTAATGATGATAGAAACACTAATAGATATAGAACTAATCATAGTGATTTTCATAATTTAAGATTATACGCTAGAGGCGAGCAGTCTATACAAAAATATAAGGATGAGTTATCTATAAACGGTGATTTGTCCTATTTAAATTTAGACTGGAAACCAGTGCCGATTATATCTAAATTTGTAGACATTGTTGTTAATGGAATAGCAGAAAGAACATACGATATAAAAGCTTATTCACAAGATCCATTTGGAGTTTCTAAAAGAACAAAGTATATGGACGAGGTGTTAAAAGACATGAGGTTGAAAGAGTTTAACGCAATGGTTCAACAAGATATAAATTTAAACGTTAGAAGTAGTAACGTACAAGAGTTGCCAGAAACAGATGAAGAGTTAGCTCTTCATATGCAAATAACATACAAGCAATCAGCTGAATTAGCTGAAGAACAAGCGTTAAACGTTTTGATGGAAGGAAGTAAATATGAGTTAATTAAAAAACAGTTTTATTATGACCTTACTGTTTTAGGTATTGGCGCGGTTAAAACTTCTTTTAATACGTCTGAGGGTGTTGTTATTGATTATGTAGACCCAGCTAATTTAGTCTATTCTTATACAGAGTCACCGTACTTTGAAGATATATACTACGTGGGCGAAGTTAAAACAATACCAGTAAATGAATTAGCCAAACAGTTTCCGTATTTATCAGAAAGTGATCTTGAAGAAATAATGAATAATAAATCTACAATTAGATCTAATTATAATTCTAGACATAACTACGAGAAAGAAGATACTAATACAATACAGGTTTTATACTTTAATTATAAAACTTATATGAATGAAGTTTATAAAGTAAAAGAAACTAGTACAGGTGCAGAAAAAATAATACAAAAAGATGATTCTTTTAATCCACCAGATGATATGCAAGGTGGTTATAGTAAAATGCTAAGATCAATAGAGGTGCTTTACGATGGAGCAATGATACTTGGTACAAATAAACTACTTAAATGGGAAATGGCAAAAAACATGATGCGTCCTAAAAGTAATTTTACAAAAGTTAAAATGAATTATGCTATCTGTGCCCCAAGAATGTACAATGGCAAAATTGACTCGTTAGTTAAAAAAATAACAGGTTTTGCTGACATGATACAGTTAACACATTTAAAACTACAGCAAGTGTTATCTCGCATGGTTCCTGATGGTGTTTATTTAGATGCAGATGGTTTAGCCGAAATAGACTTAGGTAATGGAACAAATTATAACCCACAAGAAGCTTTAAACATGTTTTTTCAAACAGGTTCTGTTATTGGTAGATCTTTTACACAAGAAGGAGATATGAACCCTGGTAAAGTACCTATTCAAGAAATAACAAGTGGATCTGGTGGTAACAAAATGCAAGCGCTTATAGGTAACTATAATTACTACATGCAAATGATTAGAGATGTAACTGGGTTAAACGAAGCTAGAGACGGTAGTATGCCAGACAAAAATGCTTTAGTAGGTGTACAAAAACTTGCTGCTGCCAACAGTAACACGGCTACTAGACATATATTACAAGCTGGTTTATATTTAACTGCTGAAACCGCAGAGTGCTTGTCGTTAAGAATATCTGATATATTAGAGTACTCACCAACAAGAGAAGCTTTTATACAATCAATAGGAGTACACAACTCTGCCGTACTTGAGGAGTTAAAAGAACTTCATTTATATGATTTTGGTATTTTTATAGAATTACAACCAGATGAAGAAGAAAAAATGATGTTAGAAAATAATATTCAAATGGCGTTGCAACAGCAAATCATAGAATTAGCCGACGCAATTGATATTAGAGAAATTAAAAACATAAAATTAGCTAACCAACTTTTAAAAATACGTAGAAAAAAGAAGTTAGATAGAGACCAAGCGATGCAAATGCAAAACATGCAACAACAAGCTCAATTAAATCAACAATCAGCGCAAGCAGCTGCTCAAGCTGAAGTTCAAAAAAACCAAACAATAACTCAAAACCAGGCACAGTTAGAACAAGTGAAGGCTCAGTTAGAAGCTCAAAAAATGCAACAAGAAGTTATGCATAAAAAAGAGTTAATGGAGTTAGAATTTAATTATAACATGCAGTTAAAGGGTATAGAGGTTGAAGGACAACAAAACAAAGAAAAAGAAAAAGAAGATAGAAAAGATGAAAGAACTAGAATTCAAGCAACACAACAATCTGAGTTGATTGATCAAAGAAACAACAACAAACCACCTAAAAATTTTAGTGGCCAAAACCAAGGTCAATCTATGATGGATTTTGAATCTGAAGGTAATGATTTATTAGGAGGTGGTTTTGGTTTAGGACAATTTGATCCTCAATAAATTTATTAATTATTATTATATTATATTATGGAAGAAAAAGAAAACAAACAAGAAGAACCTAAGGTAGATAATACCGCAGAAAAAGATAAAGTTAAAAAAACTAAAATAAAGAAAAACAAAACAAAAGAACAGGACGTCGTAAAAGTTGATCTTAGTAAAAAATCAAAAGAACAAAAAGAAACTATTACTAAGGTTGATTTAAGTAAAAAACCAGAAGAAAATAAAGTTAAAGAAGATAGCACTAAAGAAGAAGAAGTAGTTGCAGAGTCTAAAGACGCTGATACTACACAAGAAACTCCAGTATTAGAAGAAATTACTGATGATGCTAAAGAAGAGGTTTCTGAAATAGAAGAAAAAGTTGAAGAAGCTATTGTTGAAGCTGAAAACACTGGTGAACCACTACCAGAAAATATCCAAAAGTTAGTGGATTTTATGGAAAAAACCGGCGGCGATATAAACGATTATGTTAAGTTAAATAGAGATTATAGTGAAGTAGATGATACTACTGTTTTAAATGAATATTACAAACAAACTAAACCTCATTTAAATGATGAAGAAATTAAGTTTCTTATAGACGATTCTTTTTCTTATGACGAAGAAGTAGATGAAGAAACAGATATAAAAAGAAAAAAACTAGCGTTAAAGGAGCAAGTTGCCAGCGCTAGAGCCCACCTGGACGGGCAAAAGTCCAAATACTATAGAGAAATTCAAGCTGGGTCAAAGTTGACTAAAGAACAACAAAAAGCTGTAGATTTTTTCAATAGATATAACAGGGAATCAGCAGCAACTAAACAAGCGGCTAAATTAAATTCTGATATTTTTACACAAAAAACTGACAAGGTTTTTGACGATAACTTCAAAGGTTTTGAATATAACGTTGGTGAGAAAAAATATAGATTTAACGTAAAAAATGCTGAAGAGGTTAAAACAACTCAAAGTGATTTAAACAATTTTACTAAAAAGTTTTTAGATAAAAAAATGGCTTTAAAAGATGCTATGGGTTATCACAAATCTCTTTATACAGCTATGAATCCAGACGCTGTTGCTAAACACTTTTATGAACAAGGAAAAGCTGATGCTATGAAAGATAGTATTGCTAAGTCTAAAAATGTTGATATGAATCCAAGACAAGCTCATGGAGTAGTTGAAGCAGGAGGCGTAAAAGTAAAAGTGTTAGGCGAGAGTTCTTCTGATTTCAAGTTTAAAATTAAAAACAAAAATAAATAACAATTTAAAAATTTAAAATTATGGCAATTACTGCAGGAGGTAATTTGAATAGTGTTCCAGCTCCAATAAAGCAAACACTATCTACAAATTACTTAGACCTTAACAGCACGTCTGGATGGGGTCAACAATACGTTCCAGATCTAATGGAGAAAGAAGCTGAGGTATTTGGTCCTAGGACTATATCTGGTTTCCTTTCACAAGTTGGAGCTGAAGAATCTATGACTGCTGATCAAGTTATTTGGTCTGAGCAAGGTAGATTACACATGTCTTATTTAGGTGATATTGACGCTGATAACGTTATCACAATACAATCTGACATTGATGGAAACAACTACGCTGAAGCTGGTATTTCAGTAACACATGGTATTAGAAAGTTTGATACTGTTGTTGTAGCAACTCCAAACGGAGTTTACAAAGCAATGGTAACAGGTTTTGCTGGTACTAACGACTGTGACGTTACTGTTGCGGCTTATGATGGTAGTACAATCGCTACTTCTGGAGCTACTGGTAACAAGAAAACAACTATAATGGTTTATGGTTCTGAATACGCGAAAGGTGTTGGTTATAATGAAAAAGGTGGTACTCACTCTGATAGCGGTGTAGCTAACGAGCCAAAGTTTAAAACTTTTTCTAACAAACCAATTATTATTAAAGATTACTATGAAATATCAGGTTCTGATGCTTCTAAAATTGGTTGGGTTGAAGTTACAGCTGAAGACGGTATGTCAGGTTACTTATGGTACTTAAAAGCTGAGTCTGATACTAGAGCTCGTTTCACTGATTACTTAGAAATGGCAATGTTAGAAGCTGAGCTTGGTGATGATAACTCTCACAACTTCGGTGCTGGTGGTTCTGGTGCTGCTCAAGGTGTTGATGCTGCTATGGGTATGTCAAGTGGTGATACTGTTGGTACTGAAGGTTTATTTGCTGCTATCGAAGATAGAGGTAATACAACTT